CCTCTATAATCAGAAGAAAACACGAAAAAACTCCGCCCCAAAGGTGATTTCTACATCTACCTTGTTTCCTGACGGGGCTATAACTGTGCGTTTTAAATCTATTTTTGGTTCGTTCTCTTCCAAAAAGTTCTTAATGTATTTGGAATCCATTATTGGCATAGAGTCCACGAATTTGTGAATTGTTTGAGGTTGGTTGTCCCCATTTACAGATACGATTTGTTTGTGTAATCTCCAAGTAACTCTTGGTGCTACTCTACCTTGGGGATAAGATTCAACTTGTCGGTTTATATCGGTTATTTCTTTATAAATTAAAGGACGAAGAGTAACAGTAGATTGTGACTTGGGTAATGTAATAGTCCAAGTTCCGTTTTCATCTGGTTCTACGTTTGGTTTTCTGAATTCTAGTTCATCCAAAGGTATTACCACTGGGAATAATTTCCCAGTACTTGGGTCTACAGATTGAAGGTTGTATTCGTGACCAAAAGATGTGTTTCGGAGAAAAATTAAAATAGCTTCTAAATCTCCGTTTATCATATCATCAGGTCTCAAATCTGGTTCGTACACCTTTGACCTTAATAGGTTGATAATTAAGTCATCTGTGTTACTCGCCATTAATAAATTTTCATCACTTGCTGTTAGATATCCAACTTTGACCGACTTTTTTTTATTTGGGTAGAATTTACCACCACTTGGTAATTTTACAACGTCATGTGGTAATGAAAAATTTTCTTGTCCGTATTTTTTTAAATTTTCGTCCATGGCTTAAAATATAATTTTGTTTTAATTTTTGTTTTCACAAAGTAATGAAGTTGTGTGTTTTTCCAATTACAAACCTCATTTTATTAGTCAGTAGGTCGTCACTACCATATGATGCGGTTTTTTCATAATTCATAGATTTTGTTTCAAACAATAATTCATTGACAACACTACCTATAGGATCTAGATATAATATTTTTACTGCTGTAATTTTGAAGAACTCATTTGGGTTAAAACAAAAATTGACTGTTTCATAAAATTCTGTCGTAAAAATAAGTTCGTCCCCCTCATTGAAAATTTTGAATTCTCTAAACAAATAACTAGGAATCTCGGTTCCTACGACTTCTATCGCGTACCTGTTCGCCATTAATGGTTCTATCGGATTTGGAATCTCTATCATAATTATTTCTTTTTAGATAGTAAAATGACAAATCTGTCGTTGATATCAAATGATTTCTCCACTCTTTTTTCAATCTTTTCTAACAATGATTCCTTGGTTATGTAAGTCCAATCCTCATTCATCTTGGTTCCAAAAAGTCTAAGATCGTCGATGATAACAATTGCACCGTGCTGGAGATTCCTGTTAATTACTTCAAGTTCTTCTAAAAGTGGACAATCCTTAACTCCCTGTGCGGTTTCACCAGATGAATAGTGACCATCTAAGAAAAAAATAGCATCCCCGTCTAGATGTGGGATAACTTTAGAAAGTTCCTCTCCACTATCACCAAGTAAAGCAGTAATTTTATTTTTATCGTAATTCCTAGATGTGAAAAGTTGATAAAGATATGTACTAAGTTCTATGGTAAATATTCTTTCAAAGAAACCCTCCATTCTAAGAGTTGTCTCCCCGTGATATGTACCAGTCTCAATAAAATACTTATATGTCGACATATTCGAATCACACATAGATATGATATCCTCTAAATCTTTAATTTGTAATGATGGCATATTATTTCTTTTTTTTTAATGTAAGACGCAACCAAAGAAAAATAAATACAAAAAAAAATCTCGTATATTGCTACACGAGATTTTTAAGTATTGTAGATTTTTTTAGTAAACAAGAATACAACGATCAGGTTGTAAAGTGACTGACAATGTTGCCAAACCATCTTGACCATATTGTGCTTGATTCCAAGCTGACTTCGTAATCATACAAGAGTCCAATATCCATTTTTCAACCACTACACCCGTTGGGTCTAACATTTCTAGATCCACATTCTTTTTATATCCTGCGGCGTATCCCATACGACCTGTGACAGATTCCGCATGTAATCGTACCCACTCCATAAGGGCTTGTGTTGCCGAAGGTCCAATTGGGTCTCTGAATACTACGTTCATAGCGTTCCATTTAAACCTACCAGCTACATAGGTTTCTGTGTTTAGGAAAGGGATTGCCACAGATGTGATATCAATCGAAGGTCTATCCGTCGATTCAACAAACCATTCGTTAATCCCAAGGGTAGAGTCAAATCTTAATATAAATCTATTTACTCTTTTCGGTTCGTATGGAACCGGCATTTTCATCAGTAAATCTGCCATTTTATTTTTTTTTGATTATATTTATAGTCGTACTTTTTAAATACACTTAATAAATATATCCATGCCTAAAATATTTTACGACAGATCAAAATTTATTGAAAAATCAAAAAAATTATATTCTGATAAATTCAATTATGAATTTGTTGATTATGTAAAATCCACTATTAAAGTGAAATTAATTTGTAATTTACACAATTACAGTTTTATGCAATTACCTAGTGAACATTTACGTGGTAAAAATGGTTGTAAGTTTTGTTTAGACAGGGTTACAAATACCCAAGAGTTTTTAACCAAAGTAAAAAATAGGTTTGGGGATCTATATGACTACTCATTAACTAATTATGATAATTCAGAAACCAAGGTAAAAATTATATGTCCTGTTCATGGGATTTTTGAAAAACTTCCTTCTCAACATATGATTGGTCAGGGTTGTCCTTCTTGTAGTAGGAGTAAACCCCGTTCTAACACTGAAACTTTTGTTAATAAAGCAATTGAAAAACACGGAACTTATTATGATTATTCATTGGTGCATCTTATCAAATCTACAAAAAATGTAAAAATCTTGTGTCCAAAACATGGTGTTTTTGAACAAACCCCTTCGAAACACTTGTGCGGGCAAGGTTGTAAAAAATGTTCAATTGACCGAAAGAAAGAAAAGTTTAGTTTAAATGAATCTGAATTTATCGAAAGATCTGAAAAAATTCATTCTGACAAATATGATTATTCTCTTGTGGAATATCATAACTCACACACAAAGATTAAAATAATTTGTCCAACACACGGGATATTCGATCAACTCCCCTACGATCATTTATCCAAGCATGGGTGTCCAAACTGTTCATCTAGTGTATCCAACATAGAAAAAGAAATCAATCAATTTTTACTTTCTTGTGGTGTTCAGACAATCACATCATCGCTATCCATAATTCCTCCATATCAAATCGATATTTTTATACCTTCACATAATCTCGCAATTGAGTTTAATGGTCTGTATTGGCATTCTGAAAATAAGGTCGGAAAGAATTATCATTTGAATAAAACCCAAATTTGTGAACAAAATAATATACGACTAATTCACATCTTTGAAGACGAATGGTTATTCAAAAAAGACATTATTAAATCCAAATTAAAAAATTTGTTAGGTCTTACCTTAGACAGAGTGTTTGCAAGAAAGTGTGTTATTAAAAATGTAGACCCCCAAACATCGTCTAGTTTTTTGGACACACACCATTTACAAGGAAAAATCAATTCCAAAATTAATTTAGGTTTATACTATAACCAAGAACTAGTATCTTTGATGACCTTTACAAAACCAAGACTAGGTATCGGTTCACATCATAGTGGATATGAATTAAGTAGGTTTTGTAATAAAACAGATACGATAGTTGTAGGGGGGGCTGACAAATTACTTAATCATTTCATAAAAAACTATCACCCAACTCAAATAATTAGTTATGCGGATCGTCGTTGGAGTCAGGGGCATTTGTATCGTAAACTAGGGTTTACTCAGACCAATATTAATAAACCAAATTATTGGTATATCATTGGAAAAAAAAGAGTACATAGAATGAATTTTAGAAAAGAAAAATTGAAAAAAGAAGGTTTTGATATTAAGTTAACCGAAAAACAAATTATGGTTTCTCGAAATATTGAAAGAATTTTTGATTGTGGTACAATTGTGTTTTTGAAGAAATTTGAGCGTTGAAAAATTTATCTATTTACTTTGTTTTTTTTTCGGATATTCTCTATTAGAATCTGGTTTTTTTCCCGCTCGCGGTTGAATATGTCTTTAATATAGGTTCTTTAATAAATTCTTGTTTAATTTTTTCTAAGTTTCTTATATCATCATCTGAAAATCCAATTGTAGGTGTAAATGTTCCTTTGACATTGTCTTTCAAATAAAGTTTTTTCTTCAATTTTTTTGCATGTCTTTTTACATAATCAATAAATTCTTGTAGTGCTTTTACTTTGAGTTCTTCAGGACTAGCTGCACTATTCTCACTTCCATAAGACACAGGATAATACTTATTCAAATCCATATAATAATTTATCAAGTCTCTTGTGTTGATTCTATTTCCTGATACCTTTCTATATTTTTTTAGGTTTTTAAGTAATAAATCTTTATTAATTCCATTGTAATTAGTCACAATCATATTGTATATGGCTTGCTTTATAGTGTTTGGGTTATGCCCTCTAGCTGTAATAATTGAAAAAATAGAACCATTATTGATTGCTTCCACAAAGTCGGACCATACTGGTCCAGGTTTTCCCTTCATACTATCAATGATAAATTGTCTGTCTCCTTCTGTTCTAAAATTACGAAAGGGGTTTTGAGCGTAGTCCACAATGGTGGTTCCCTCATACGGGAAATTTTCCTTACCTATAATTCCACGATACTTAGCAAAATCTTCGGTGGACATTCCAACTTCAGATCCTTTATCATCAAGAACCATAATCTTGGTCGGCATATGCATTATGTTATCATCCCAATCAAATGCATAATACTTTAATTCGGGGGTTCCGAAAACATCGAAACCCTCCGAAATTAAAG